TGAATATTAATACTCAAAACGTATCCAAGGCTGAAGAAGCTCTTATGATGGCTAAGAAGGATATGATCTCTTTTGGAAAACTTTTTTTGCCTGATGACTTTTTGCGAAGCGAAACTCCTTGGTTTCACTATGAAATATCAGATGATATTATGAACCACGATGTAAAACAGTTAGCTGTTATTATGCCTCGTGGTCATGGTAAAACTGTACTTACAAAATGTGATCTTCTTTGGTCTTTTTGTTTCGCAACTAAAGATGATCCTTTATTTTATGGTTGGGTATCTGCTACTCAGAAACTTGCCGCTGGTAATATGGACTATGTTAAGACTCACCTTGAGTTTAATGAGAAACTCTTATATTACTTTGGCGACCAAAAGGGTCGTAAATGGACTGAAGAAGATATAGAATTAAAAAACGGTTGTAAACTCTTATCGAAATCAAACGTATCGGGTATTCGTGGTGGAGCCAAACTTCATAAACGATACGATCTTATTATATTGGATGACTTTGAAGATGAGAATAATACACTTACTCCAGAAGCTAGAGCTAAAAACGGAAACCTTATCACTGCGGTTGTTTATCCTGCTTTGGAGCCTCATACTGGGCGCTTGCGGATTAATGGTACTCCTGTCCACTATGACTCTTTTATTAATAATCTTATAACAAATAGCGAAAAAGCTAAGAAAGATAAAAAGGATTTTGCTTGGAAGGTTAAGTTATATAAGGTTATAGACAATAAAGGTAATGTATTATGGGATAGTTGGTTCCCTAAAACAAAACTTGAAGAGAAAAAGGTATTTTATAGAGATAGTGGTATGCCACATAAATACTATCAAGAATATATGATGGAAGTGCAAAGTGAGGAAGATTCTATATTTAACTCAAGACATATTAAATATTGGGAAGGGCATTACGAATGGAACGATGAACATCAGATTGGTTATATATGGCATGATGACCAATTAAAACCTGTGCAGACATTTGTTGGAGTTGATCCAGCTACCGATGTAGATAGAAGAGGATCAGACTATAGTGTAATAATTGTAATTGCAGTTGATATGAATAATTCTATTTATGTTATAGATTATATCAGGGAACGTAGTCTTACTGTAATGTCTATCGTTGGTGAGAATAAGCCAGGGATTGTTGACTATATGTATGATTATGCACATAAATATCATCCTTTACTTCAGGTGGTGGAAGAAACAACTATGTCTAGGCCTATTTTCCAGTCATTGAGATCTGAAGCTATGAGAAGAAATGATTTCTCAATTAAGTGGAAAGAAGAAAAACCTGGAACAAGAATGCACAAGAGAGATAGGATTCAAGAAGTCCTACAACAAAGGTTTGCTATAGGTCAAATATATATGAAAAAAAATCATTACGATTTACACCACGAAATCATTACATTTGGGAACCGTATGGCGCATGATGATACCATAGATGCGCTTGCGTATGCTTGTAAGTACGCAACTCCTCCACAGAGTCTCACATTAGAGAACGGTGTTTACAGCCGTAATTCCAAAACTCGTCCAAAAAACTGGGTACTAGCTTAAATGGCTAAAAAAGAGGACAAAAGAGCTAACAGAGTAAGAAAGCTTTTTAATGCGGTCAATGATTCTCGAAGACAAGACTGGGAAGTCATCAATCAAGAGGGTCACGACTTTTATCTCGATAATCAGATATCCTCTGAGGATATTGAAACTTTGCGTGAGCAAGGTATGCCTACGTTTACGGTTAATCGCATTATTCCTGTGGTTGAAATGCTTAATTATTATGCTACGTCTAACACACCGAGATGGCAAGCTGTAGGTACGGAAGCATCAGATAGCGATGTAGCAGCAGTCTTTTCTGACATTGCTGATTATATATGGAATCTCTCTGAGTGCCAGACTCTTTATTCAAATGTTATAAATGATGCAATTACAAAATCCACAGGTTATTTACAGGTTTGTGTTGATCCAAATATGGATAATGGCATGGGTGAAGTCACTATTCAACAACCTGATCCTTTCGATGTTTACATAGATCCCAAATCCCGTGATCCTTTATTTAGGGATGCCAGTCATATAATTATTAGGAAAGTTCTTCCAAAGGCTCAATTAATCAAACTGTATCCTGAAAGTAAGGCGAAAATTATGAAATCGTCTTCTAATGAGTCTACTGATTATAATTATACAGATAAACCAGAATTTTCTGCTGATTTCCAGTACAAGGAGATTACAACTGGATATGATGAAGAAGGGAAGGAGAGTCCTCTTGTAGAATATTTTGAAGTATATGAAAGAGATAAAAGAAAATGGTGTAATGTATTTTACCAAAAGATTCCTAGTCAGGAAGAAGTAGAGCAAATTAAAAAACAGGTAGATACTCAACTTGCTGAAGCAAATGCAGAAATGCAAGTAGAAATGCAAGAGTTACAAAAAAAATTACAGGAAGGCGTTCAAAAAGGTGATGTTCTTCCTCAACGTATGGAGTTAGAACTCCAGAAAGCTCAAAAAGACAATGAAGCAAAGCTTGCTCAATTAAGTCAAGAAATGATGGCGCAGGCTCAAAAATCTATGTCTATTATAGAAAATAAAGTTGTAACTGCCGAAGAATATGACGTTATTAAGAAAGATCCAGAGTTTTCTAAAATGATTGTAGATCATGTATTCTTTTATAAAACAGAAATAAAATTATTAAAAGTCGCAGGGGACATAACTCTATCTGAGGATATTCTCCCTACAGAGCATTACCCACTGGTACCTTTTATGTACAAATGGACAGGAACTCCTTTTGCTATGAGCGCAGTTGCACCTTTGGTTGGTAAACAACAAGAAATCAACAAAGCCCATCAGCTTATGATACACAACGCCTCACTGGGGAGTTCGCTAAGATGGATGTACCAAGAAGGCTCTATTGATACTGCTTATTGGGAGAAATTTGCAACCGCCCCTGGCGCATTATTGCCAGTTAATCAAGGTTTTGAATCGCCAAAGGAAGTCATGCCTGCACAATTATCAGCGGCTTTTTATCAGATCGTACAGGGCGGAAAACAGGATATGGAATATCTTGCTGGTATATATGGTACATCAATGGGATCATCTGATAAAGATGTTGAAACTTATCGTGGTCTTCTTGCATTGGACGAGTATGGGACTCGTAGAGTTAAGCAATGGCTCAAGAGTAGTATTGAACCATCTCTAAAACAATTAGGGCAAGTTGTAAAAGATTTTAGTCAAAGTGTTTATAAAGCACATAAGGTAATGCGAATTGTTCAGCCAAATAATATTGAGAACATGAAAGAAGTTGAAATTAATGTTCCAATCTATAATGATTATGGTCAGGCTATCTCTAAATGGAATGATTATGAAACAGGAAGATTTGATGTCCGTATTGTTGCTGGAAGCACATTACCTGTTAATAGATGGGCATATTTAGCAGAAATGAAAGAATTAATGAAGCTTGGTATTGTAGATGATATTGCAGTATTAGCTGAGACCGATATTAGGAATAAAGAAAAGATTGTCAAGCGAAAGAGTCTGTACTCTCAACAACAGGGACAGATTGGCGAACTTGAAGAACAGGTTAAAGACAGGGATGGTACTATTGAAACTCTTTCCCGTCAACTTGTCCAGGCTGGTATCAAGCAAAAAATTATGCAAGGTGAAGTTGAAATTAAAAAATCAGTCAATGACAGAAAGATGTCTGAGGGTCGTTCCGCAGATAGGGTTAAGTCTGAGTCTGATCTTCAACGATCACTAATGCGAAAGAATTCACAAAATGGAGTAAACACATAATGAGTGAACAACAAGTGGCAAACCCAGAACCAGCAGATGATATTATTGAAAATGCTGTTTTTGGCTCCGCTGAGGGTTTCTTTGACGATCTAGATCGAGAAGTAAACGGTGCGATTCGGACTGACGAAGAACCAAAAGAAAATCAAAATGCAACAGAACAATCTAAACAGGATAACCCGCTATTCACTGACATAGAGAAAGCTGCCCCTAAAGAGGTTGATACTGATTGGGAGAAGCGCTATTCCGATTCATCACGTGAGGCTCAGAGATTAAAAGATGAGCTAGATGACTTAGATCGCTTTAAGCCGTATATTGAGGCTCTTCATAATGATGAGGGGCTGGTAAACGTAATAAGGGATTATGTTCAAGATGGACAAAAACCAAAAGAACTGAAAGAAGAGTTAAATCTTCCTGAAGACTTCGTATTTGATATTGAAGACGCAGTTCAGAATCCTAGCGGTGATAGTGCCAGAGTTTTTTCTGGTATGATAGATCGGGCGGTTGATGGTCGTGTAAGCAGTAAGTTATCTGCTGATAGTGATGCCAGAACCCGTGATCAGATGCAAATAGATCGAGAACGTCAAGCAAAAGAATTCAGATCGAGTAGAAATATTGGTGATGATGAATTCAATGAAATGATGGGCTGGGCAAATAAGCATCAGATCAATTTTGAAGATATTTATCTTTTGAAAAATAAAGATGCGTATATGTCAAATGTTGCGAACAGTACTAAGGAAGGCATGCTAAAGCAGATGAAGGCGGTACGAGATATCCCGACTTCTGCTGGTGCAACAAATTCACAATCACGGGGTACTGACCCTAATGATGCTGTTTTTGATGCCATTCTAGGTATGGATAATCAGGTTGATAACTTGTTCAGTTAGGTTTGAGTCCGCATTGATCCCTTTAAAAGCAAACTAAGGAGTACAAAATGGCGGATAATCCGTTTAAACTAAGTCAACATGCCGTTGCGCCTTCAAGCGATGGTGCAAGCCCCGTAAGTGGTGGAAGTGGTATTGGTGACCTGAGAAGGAGATATGCGTTTGGTAGTCGTGTATCTGAATTAGCAATTGACCAAACACCTTTCTTTCGTTTCCTATCAATGGCAGCAAAGAAACCAACCGATGATCCAGAGTTTAAATCTTTGGAACAACGTAATAGCTGGCATAAGCGTTATGCTTATGTTCAATCTATTGACCAAGATGCAACTTCATCTACAACACTAACTGTGGATGCAAATTATTCTGGCGCACATGCGACTACGAATATTCTTACTGTTGCGAATCATGCCCAAGATGGAGTCTTTGCTATACAAATGGCAACAGATTTCAAAAGTGAAGGCAACGTACAAAGTGTTCTCGGTCAAACTGCTACTGTAATTGGATCAGCTGGAACCAAGCCTGCATGGATGATTCCAGGTCAACTGATTCGTATTCCAGTAGATGTTGTTACATCAGTATCTGTTGCTACTAAAATCAGAGATGATTATATGGTTTGTGCAGTTCAGAGTATCGGTACACTTGCGACATTAACTCAATCAATAGGTGTTCTCGTTAAGGTTGTAAGACCTGTAGCGGTTACTGGCACTGAGAGATGCGCTTTTAAAGGCTCTACATTTGCTGATTCCGTTTGGACTATCACAGCTGCTGCTGGTGAATCTAATAAGGTGTACGCAACTGGTTCAGCACATGCTGAAGGAAGTACGTTCCCTGATACATGGAAAGATCAACCTTACGTTGATGTCTATGGTTTGTGTCAGATCTTTAAGACTACTTGCCAAATGACAAATACTGCTCGTGCAACTCAATTGAAGTTGGTTGCTGATGAGTGGGGTAGGGTATGGAAACAGAAGTTGATGGAACACAAGTACGATATGGAACAAGCATTTTTGTTCAATCGTAAACATCAAGATGGTACTACCCGCTATACGCAGGGTATCATTGATTATGTTCTTCAATCTGGTAATATCTTTGCATTGAACACTGCTACAAAAACACAGGATTCATTTCTTGATGATATGAGCAATTTCCTTGATCCAAGATACAACAATGGTAACGCTACTGTATTCTTTGCGAATACAGATATCTACAACTGGTTACATAAACTGAGTGGGTACTTTAGCAACAATGTAGGCATCATAGGTACTGGTGGGCAAACTCCAGTGACCGATGGTACTTCTTTGGGTAGAGCTGACATGGCGATTACTGGAAAGAAAAAGGTCTTTGGCCTGAATATTACTACTATTTCAACTCCTTACGGAGATATGAATGTTACTCGTAACATCCATTTGGATGGTGGTCAAGCAGGTGCCAAGATGATTGGTGTAAACATGAAGCACGTTGCTTATCGTCCATTGGTCGGTAATGGTGTGAATCGTGATACATCCATTCACGTTGGTGTTCAGAGTCTTGAAAACACAGGTGTGGACAGACGCATTGACTTAATTCAGACCGAAGCTGGTCTTGAATGCTTGATGCCCGAAGCACACGCAGTCTGGAAATAGAGAAGTCTTTAAAGGGGGGCTTTATGCCCCCCGACTTCGTAACTGATATGCCCATGAGTTGCTACACTCGGTAAGGCATAGGAGAGAAAAGAGTGGCAGATTTTAGTACACAAATAGAAGCATTAGCAGGATCTTTAACGAGTCCAAACGCAGTACAAGCTGTGCAGTGGATTAATGATGGTATTAAAGATACTGTAAATCGCATAGCTATGGTTAATCCGCAATTATTGGCGAACATGAGTTCTGATGGTGCGGTTATAACTGATGGTAATGGCCAGTCTATTGAAAACACTCATCGCATAGTCGCTGTAAGACGTGGCTCAAAAAGTGCATCTCAAATAGCCCCGTTTGATCGTTTTGATGCAGCTACCACTACTTCTCTAAAAAGAGCTACTAAATATCATCCTAAATACTATATTCTAAATAAAAAATTATACATACTCCCCGATCCTGACAATACAGCAGACTCAAATAAGGGGTATATAACTGCTATTCATTATGATACTATATTAGCTTTAACTGAAAGCGCTATTGATAGCTTCCCTGAAGAATTTTATAGAGTACCCGTGTTGTATGCGGCCATAAAAGTTTTACATGAGAAAATGGTTCGCTACGCTGACCAATTGCCGAGCGATATAACCCTTCCGAGCATACCAGTAGGGCCTTCTTCTGCAATTACATTAACTCAAGGGTTCACGACACTTACCTTCCCAT